GGCGGTGTAAATTCACCAAGTTCGACAATCACAGCAGCTACTGGCTCTTTTGGTAGAGTCTTAGCCTCTAGCACCTCGACCTTCACCGGCCAAACAACACACAACGGAGGTATCTCTACAACAACGTTGACTTCTACTGGCAACACTGTTCTCGGCGATGCCGCGGCCGACACAGTCACAGTCAACGGAACGACCACCTTCGTGGGTGCAGCTGTGACGACAACTTTAGAAGGCCACGGATCGATCTCCGGAAACTTAACTGTTGGAGGTTCAACTACACTAGGTAACGCATCTGACGATCTTGTTACCTTTAACGGCGTGGTGGCTTCAAACGTTCTACCGTCTTCAGACAGACTCTATAACTTAGGGTCACCCTCTGCAAGGTGGAACAACATATACACGGGCGACTTACACCTCCGCAACGAGAGAGGAAATTGGACCGTGATCGAAGAGGAATCCTACCTCTCCATCCGCAACAACCACACCGGTAAGATGTACAAGTTCGTTCTCGAAGAGATCGTTGATCCCGATCCCGCCGAGTGAGACTAGTCTAGGCTACTGACAGAGAGGGACGGCGTAAGCTGTCCCTTTTTGTTTTTGTGGCTCTATTTGTCTCTTAGAGAATAAATACAATAGACGAATAATTCTCATGGCTCTAATAACGAACAATATTTCTGGGTCAAGCGGCGATAGTTCTAAGATAGGCATCACGGGCAGCGTCGTCATCTCTAACTCACCCAGCGCACAGTTTCCGAGACTCGGCTCAGATGCAGTTTTCTTCGTGTCGGGTTCAGAATCTTCAAAGTCTGTCTTTGGTGGGGCAGCTAAAATTTCTGGCTCACTTGTGACGGATGGCAACGTCACGCTTGGCGATTCGTCTAGCGACACACTTATAGTTGCAGGAATTTCAGCTTTTCAGATGCCTGCAACATTTGGTGCAGGTCTCAGCGGTTCTCTCACGAAGCTTTCTGATGGGACTTCTTATCTGATCGCAGGCAGCAATGTCTCTATATCTTCTGCCTCGAACGGTGCTATCACGATATCGTCTACTGCGTCAGGGGGTGGTGGAAGCGGTGACATCACTGCTGTAATTGCAGGAACTGGCCTCACAGGTGGCGCAGCATCTGGAGATGCTACCTTATCTATTGACGATTCGATCGTTGCGACGGTCAGCGGCACTACATTTACTGGTAACGTTGGTATTAGAAACACCGGTACACAAAACTCGCCTCTACACGTGTCCGGTTCAGTAGATGCAACCACGTACCCAACGTTAGAAGTTGAAGGGGCGTGGATTCGAGTAGGAGATATTCTTAATTCGAAGACAATTACAAATGGAACAGGAATAAAATTGGGGGACACCAACGTTGTGCACTGGAGTATAGGGCAAATTGGCGGCGCATTTAAGATTGCTAACACTAGCTCCGACGGCTACAGATTATTTACGTCTGATCAAACAGACGTCTTTAGTGCAGCGGGCGGCGGCCCAGTTTCACTCTCTGCGGGATCTTCAAATCTCATCTTGACAGGATCCCCAGGTAGCAATTACACAGTAGGCGCGTCGAACGGAACAGGCACAATAACTATAGGTCAGTCAACTGCATCTAATACGATCAGCATAGGAGCTGGTACGACCGCGTCGGGAGCTACGCAGACAGTCAACATAGCAACATCGGCTACAGGTACTGGGAAAGCGCTCGTGAGCATTGGAAATGCTATCGGGGCTTCTGGCCTAATCCTGACAGCTGGGACTGCCAATATATCTTTAACCGGTGCCACGACTACGACTTATTCTATTGGATCATCATCCGGCACAGGAACAATCACTGTCGGTCAATCGACAGCAGCAAATACGATTAGCATTGGAAACGCAGGTAATAGTACTCTTAATAATCAAACCATTAACATCGGCGCCGGCGCAGGCAGATCAACGGTCACTATTGGAGCAACAACAGGCGCATCATCTTTAACACTTGACTCTGGTACTGGAGCTATTGCAATTGGAACATCTGCCTCTTCTCGCACTATTAATATAGGGACTTCCATCTCAGCAGCAACACAAGCTATAAATTTAGGAAATAGTGCTGGGTCAACAGTTACAACTATAAATATTGGAAATTATGGAACTGGAGCTGGTACGTGTGTTAGCGCAATTCATGGTGATAATATTAATATTGGAATAAACGGCGCCGGAACAGTAAGTATAGGCAATTCTGACAATACAGTTGTTCTTGGTACATCCAATGCGTCTTCAAGCGGTAAAGTTGGAATTGGAACAAGCTCTCCAGCTGTTAAATTAGATGTAATTTCAAATCATTCTGCAAATTGGGCTGCTCGTATATTTAATGATGGAAATAATGCAGATAGATATGGATTATATATTCAATCTGGCACTGATGCATCAACTGGTACAAACTATGCTGTAGGTATTCATGATGGAAATGGTGATAATATAGGTTATATAACATTTTCTGGTGCGACAGTTACTTACGGCGCTTTTACAGGCGACCATTATGCAAAGATAATCGACTCTGGCACGGAAAAATTATATGGAACTATTTTAAAAATTGTGAGTGCCTCTACGTCAGCAGCTGGCAGTAAGAAAGTAGAGTACATCGTCGAAAAAACGTCAACCGCTAAAGATCCTGCCGTGTTCGGAGCATATTCAGGTGATTTTTCAAGTGCTCCCGATGAATCTCTAAGAGACTACCACAGTATATTCTGCTTGGGTGACGGTCACATTTTGGTCACGGACCAAGGTGGCAACATTAACATTGGTGACTTTATCTGCTCATCAGACATGCCTGGGCATGGAATGAAGCAAGATGATGACTTGTTGCATAGCTATACCGTAGCAAAAGCAACCGAAGCAGTTGATTTTTCGGCAGTTCCAATTGACCCAGTACGAGGTTATAAATCAGTTCTAATTTGTTGCACATATCACGGAGCATGACGAGCAAAAGAACACTCGACTAAACATATATGCCATTAACACTCAACACACCACAAACCGTCGTTATAGACACAGCCAAAATAACTCAATTTACAGTCACACCTGAGAGTCGTCAAGTTACAATTCACTATTCTTTAGGTTTCATAGATACGTCAGGTAACTTTATTGTGAAAGAAAATAATAAGATAGACTTGGTGGATGTAGAATTTGAGCAAGCGCTATATGATTCAGTGAAAAGCACTCTTTACAGTTTATTAAACTCAAATATCAATCAAGACATCATTTGACAAGTTCAATCTCTTCGTTCCACAGCCAAAAAGAGCACCCAGACTCGAATAGCACTTTATATTTTGACATCCAGCCGGATCTCTCGTGTGCTTCTAACACGATGCCTATACTGCCTTTTTCCAGCTTTAAGATGTCGAGCTTTTGATTGTCGATGTTAAATTGAGACATCGTGTTGTTTCCTCGCTCGACGTTCTTGCTCACGACCACGAGGTCGCCCTTTGCTATGCGCATGATTCTAAAACTTAACTCGTTAGTACATTGTACCTCTCTCTCGCCTACAATAGAACAAGTGAATATCTTTGTTCTCAATCTTGATCCCGATCTGGCGGCGCGGGACCACTGCGATAAACACGTTGTAAAAATGTGTCTAGAAGCCACACAAATGCTGTGTGCTGCTCACCCACCCGGTGATGCTCCGTGGAAGAGAACTCACTACAATCACCCGTGCACTGTGTGGACGAGAAGTTCTGTGGAAAACTATAAGTGGCTGTCAAAGCACGCGCTGTCTCTCTTCGAAGAGTATACAAGACGTTACGGAAGGCGCCACAAGGCTCATGATGCTGCTGTGTGGTGTGCTGAGAATATTCCGAAAAATCTGCCTGTTATTCCCATGACTCCTTTTGCGATAGCTATTAAAGACAAACAGTATCATAGAGGAGACCCTGTGTCGTCGTACCGCGCCTATTACATCGGTGAGAAAGTTCGTTTCGCTCGGTGGCGATTCAGCAAGGCACCTGATTGGTGGGTCACTTCCCAGACATCGACTGCTTGAATGCAGGGCTACCAATTGCGTGATGTTTACCCTCGATCTCGTAGAAGAGGTTGATATTCTTGTCTAAACTCCACTGAACAAGCCAGTTGAGGGTCTTCACATCGAGCTTACCACCGCTTTCAGCGACTTCGTAGTGAGAAAGATCAGCACGAGACGGTAACACAATCTTGCTGATGATCACGCCAATTCTGTCGGGTCTCATCCACGCCGGAAACACTTCAGGTTCAGTCTTCCACGCGCAGTTGTAGACTTTGCACGTATTGGGCCGCGCTTCATAGTCAGTGCACTTGCCGTCAGCCAAGAAGAAACAGGGCTTGCCTGGATGCATCTCGTGTCCGCGAATGTTGGCAGACAACCAGCCTTCACAGCATTTAGTGCACTCTCCGCAAGATCTCTCCTGAATGACGTCCAACCTTGTCATAGTGTTTATGGAATTCAACCAGAATAATTTGTAAAATTAAAATGATAAAATCTACAATTTAATTAGTTATTTAAAGAAACATGTCTGCTACGCTTCTTCGAAAATTCATTAGAGAATCAATAGAAAAAGAAGTCAAGAAAACCCTTAGAAAACTTCGTGTTTTTGACTTTGATGATACGTTAGTGAAGACTTCATCATTGATCCATGTGTCAGACGCTTTAGGTAGACAGTTCGATCTAACACCCGGTGAATACGCCGTGTACGAGCCTAGAATGGGTGATAAGTTTGACTACAGCGACTTTTCTAAGCTCATAAATCCCAAAGAGATCAAGTGGACTGTAAAAATTCTTCGCAATGTTTTGACCGCAGGTGGTGAAGCTGTTATTTTAACGGCGCGAGGGGACGCTGCACCGATACAAGAGTTTCTTAATGATGCCAAACTTCCTGTGTCACAAATAGTTGCACTAGGTAGCTCAGATCCTCAAGCCAAAGCTGATTACATCGAGACTAGGATAAATGAGGGGATTAATATTGTAGAATTTTTTGACGACAGCCAAAAGAATATAGACGCCGTGAGTCGCCTCAAGATCAAATACCCAGACGTTAAAATAATCACACGACACATAACTCATTAATGTCTTTAAGGCAGTCTTCATGCACGTAACCTAAAAATCCATTGTGTGTCAACACAATCGCATAACCCTTAAAATACGGGCTATGAGATATACACAAACACACGTCCCCATCCTCAAGACTGTCTACTATATCCACGTCTGGATTGGGCACGTAAGACATCGACCAGACGTGCGCGTTGCGTCCATCAAAAGTTTTTACGACTAACATGTCTCCTTTGTTAAATTTTTTACATTGAATTTTATTCTTCACAGTTAGCGTTAAAACAAGCCTAAACACTTAGTAGGCTGTATATTTATGTCAAGATTATATTTTTTCTTCAAGGAATTACATGAGACTCACAGCAAAGCAATTAAGAAAATTAATAAGCGAAGCTGCAGCTTCGAACCTTAGTGATGACCACAACTTTGAACACTACGACGAATACCTAGACGACGAAGATGATTCAGAATTTTTTTTGCATGGACATGAAGATGGTCATGCAAACGATGCTGAAGGTTTAATGGCAAAATCTCAGCTGCATAGAGTAAAAGAAATTTCTATCATGCTCTGCGACATGTTAGATAATGATGATCAACTTCCTGCTTGGGTTCAAGCTCACGTCACAACAGCATATGAAAATTTAAATCAGGTTTTATCATATATGGAACCAAAGATGCATATGTATTGTGACGAAGATGATCTTGAAGATGGCTTTGAAGAAGGTTTTGTTGATTACGAAGCAAAAGAAGAAGATCTAGACGAAAGTCTCTGGCGTAACATTCACGCCCGCCGACGCGCAAATAAGCCGCCGCTGAAGCCGGGTCAAAAAGGTTATCCAAAAACATTAAATGTTGGCAAGAAGAAAAAGAAGAAAAAATAAATAAATCTAAAAGATAGGTAAAATTAAATTAGGGCCTCGAAGTTGTTTCGAGGCTTTTTACTTTTCTTTTTTTGACATTATTTTAACCCATATGTCTACCCTTAATGATTTCTACAGCCAATTACTTGCAAAGAGAAGCGATGAACTTAATCAGCACGTCGAAGAGTTAAAGAAGCTCGAAGCCTATGCTGTTTGCGCTAAAGATACGCTGCTGTACATTCAGAGATTCGTCAGCACTCAAAGCGCTGAACTGCAGAATTTGCTATCTTCTGACAAGATCACAAAAGAGTCATGCGATGTGGGACACCAAGTTCTCAACAACGTCATGAGTTCTTTGCGGTCAGTAGAAGAAGAATCGATAAAGAACTATTACGTAAAGTTAGGAGCTGCAGAATTCATCAAGAAAGACATGACTGACATGGTGAATTCTCGGGCTCACGCTCAAGAGGCTGCTCAAGAAGCGCCTGCTTCAACTCCTGAACAGCAGGAATAAATGCAGAAAAGGCGAGGTAAAAAACCTCGCCCCTATTTAAGGGATTAATCTGGGCGGCTTAGATCAGCGCCATGCACCCTTAGCTTCTCCGCCGTCCTGCATCGAGATGGTCAGCTCGGAGGTGTTGAAGTGGAGCTTGCAACCTCGACCGAGGACCCAACCGCGCTTGACTCGAGACGGACCGGGAGCATTGCACTCTCCGTCGGTGAGGATGAGCATGCCGTCCCAGCGGCCGCGGTTCTTGGGATCGTTGACCACTGCAGTGGGAGCATTGAAGTCAGTGCCTCCGGCTCGGAGCCGCTTAGCTGCGACGTTCGAACCGCGTCGCCACTCGTAGACATCTCGAACGTCAGCGTCGCAGTCGAAGGGTAGGACGTCGATGGTGACTTTCTTGGTCAAACTTCCAAGTTCGGCAAAGAACTCGGCAAGCATCTCGTTGTGAACAGAACCCGACTGGTCGATGGCGACGAGAAGCTTTGCTTCGTAGCCACGCTTCGTGCCTGGATGAATGTAAGGGTAGCGTTTGTTGATGCGCTTCATCGTGCTGGTCCGACCTCCTCGAACTAGCTGACCCACAAATTGTCGAAGCACCTTGCGCCAATTGATGACATTTGACACCGACTTTCGGATAGATTCGACCAGCTCACTGGGAATGTTACCCCAGCCGTTAGCTTGAGAATCAGCGGTCTTCACGGCCTTCTCGACGACCGACTTGACCTTTCCTTCCACGTACTCCTTGACCTCGTCGGGAAGCTGGTCCCAGCCTCCATGGTCGTCCATGGAACCGATCGAATCCATCGCATCCTCGAAGTCCGGGTCGTCCTTGGTCTTGTCGTAGATCTTCTCAAAGTACCACTCTGAAGCTTGCATGGGCGGAAGCTCAGCAATGATCTGAGAGAGCTTCATGGAAGCCTTCTCGTCCTCGGACCATTCGCGACCCTCGGGATGCTTGAGAACCTTGCCAGGAACAAGAGCGAAGTCGGGTAGAAGCCGTTCACCTTCCAAGTGGTTCGAGCCGGCGCGATTTGGGTCGAGGATGATGGAATTGATGGCTAGATCAGTAGCAATATTCCACAGCTGCGGAGGAGTGCGCTTGCGACCGTACAGGTGCCCGAACACGAGATGGTAGAACTCGTGGATGAGAACACCCCGAATCTCTCGCGGTGAGAGGCTCGAGAAGAACTGTGGGTTCCAATAGAGCACGAGGTCGTCGCGCTTCTGATCGAAGGCCACAGCCGCCGTGGGCATGTCTTCCGTCGGAATCTTGGTGATGTGTCGAGAGAGCTCCGCGAAGAAGGGGGAGTCCTGCAGGAAAGACACCAGGTGACGGTCCAGGTTGAAATCGGTTTGGCAAGCCTTGAACATATTCATATACTAACACGTCCTCGCGCAATATTGCAAAATTGTTTTTTCTAATGATTGCAATAACTTAGACATCTTTTCTGTCGAGATAATTACGTCCTGCCTGAACGACCTTACTATCAACGTCATTATCACTACGGAACCTGACGAATACCGGGAAACGGACCTTGCCGTCACGAGTGAGTCCATCGTCAGTAAGCGGGTCGGGCTGTCCTTCCACTTCCACAATTTTACCGATGTACATGTCTGGCTCAATTCCAATCTCTGCCTTCAGAACGTCGGTGTAACCGCCGCCCACACGTGTCACCACGCCATTGGGCATCACTACATTGAAACCGCCCCAAAGACCTTCTCGCTTAGAACCCACATTTCCAAGGTAGTGACCCACGATCACACCCTCGTAGGTGGTGACCGGTTTCATCTTGAGAACTGCCTTAGACCGCTTGAACGCATACTTCGCGTTCAGTTCTTTCAACATGATACCTTCGTAACCATCTTCCATAGAATCATTATAGAACTCAAGAAGTTCTTTTAGATTGTTGACAGTCTTGCCGGGGACAGTGACCACGCAGGCATTGTTGACTTGTGAAACAAGTTCATCAGCAAGTTCAATACGATCTTGCAGATCTAACGTAGAATCTTGGTCGCGCCAATCGTCAAACGTCATAGCGTCAAAGACGTGGAGAAACATGCACGAGTCATCTTTGCCACGTTTATAAGACATCGCAACAGAGGCCGTCTCATTCCAGTCTGCACCCATCACTTCGGCATCAAGGACAAAATTGTCCCAAGGTGCTGATTCGATGTAAGACTTGATTCGAGGCAGCGTCTCGAGGACAGAGCCGCTTCGAGTGAACATTGTAACTTCACCGGATTTCTTTACCACAATACAGCGGAGTCCGTCGAGCTTGGGTTCGATTCTAGCCGGATAAGTGATTTCATCTTCGATGATGATTCCCTTGCCTAGTTCGTGCCGAGTCTTCAAAGATTCTGCAAGCTGCACAGAGAAACCGACGATTGTTCCCGGCCACAGCTTGTTTACTGTAGTAGTCGAAACACCACATCGTAGATTCTTGAGTAGAATGCGCTGGCACCACTTCTGCTGCGGTCCTGTCATGTCAGCGAATAGTCGAGCTACAAGGTCCTTCGCTGCGTTGCCGGTCACTTTGCGGGTGGAGAGTTTTTCGTGGATATCCTCTAGGAAATGTTCTAGAACAAGATCGTCGGCGCCATTTCCTTCGGCCTTGGGCATCTTGAACTTACTGATGTAAAAATTTGTGTATGGATCACCAACAATCTTGAAGACCTCACGGAGAAGTTTATTCTTGCCATGGACCTCTAAGATTTCCTCTTTGAAGAGACGTGAATTGTCAGATTCAAGAGCTTCGAGAATATCGATAACTGTCGTCATGTGTCAAATTTAACATGTGACGTCGAGCGATTGCAACTTACTTCTTTTTCTTTTTCTTAGATGAATTCTCTTCGTTTGTGGTATCTGCGCTCGGCTCATCTAAGACAGGCTCAGGCAGCTCTGCCAAAGGATCGATCTGCGGCATTTCTACTTCTTTACCAGTTAATTCATTAATGATCTTTGGAGGATCCAGAACGATCAAGCCTTCAGCAGGTGAAGACACTGAAGCGGTACCAGTGTAATCTGCTTCAATTGTGTCAAGAAATTCTCTCTCTTCTGGCGGGATTACTCCCATTGAATTACATCGTGACTTGAGTAGTTCATATGTAACAATTCCAGTTTCTGCTAAGAATCTCTTTAGATCCGATTTTCTTCGCTTAAGAACATTAAGCAACGTGACTTTTGAAATACTTCTTTGATGCAGTCTCATTTTGCGTTAATCTCCGCTTGATTTAGCTTTCTATTTGCTTCAATTTCTTGAAGAATATCACTAATGCCCTCTTGAAATTGAGGATCTTTGATGATTTGATCGAGTCTGTCTTCTGATAGATCAATATTCCAATTCTTGGTGATTGCATGCGCAAATTTTTTCATGACACGCAATACGTAATTTCTTGCTGAAGAATGATTCATTTTGTAGCCGATCGTGGTCATCATGTCAGCGATTTCTCTATAATTAGTTCCATCTTCTGTGACAGTGGCATATTGTGATTTTTCTTTTTTACAATATAATTGATTCAAGTTTAATCTCCGTGATTTTTAAAATAATTTGAAAATCTTGTACGTTGAACGTCACCCAGTCTTGTCATCAACGATTGCATGTAGTCATGTTCAACATCTTTACGCTTTGTCAAGCATTCACGTACACTATCAATTTCTTTTAATTGTTTATTAATTTTATGTTTAAGAATGATTAACAATGTCAGCGTAAGAAAATTTGACACAATTAAAAAAAAGTCTATGTAGCGCATCTATTTACATTTTAGAATTTAAAAGGTTATCTATGTCTGATTCGTTAATTACATAGTCTGTAGTGTCCATGTTCTCGTCAAAAAGACCAAATCTCAATCGCAAAATTGCAGACTCTTTTTCTGACAGCGTCTGAAGAACTTTTTGCACAATACATAAGAGTTCCTTAGAAGAAGTGACGTGAAAAGGATTGACATTTTCATCTTCATCTTTAATCTTTTCGTCTATGGTGCCTGAATCAGGATCAGAAGACAAAGTTTGATTAAGAGATACAGTGTTTCTTCCTGAAGCGATGGTCGCCTTCACAACAGTCTCAGACGCATCGATCAAGTCCAACAATTCATCATTTGAAGGTTCACAGCCCATCATTGAGCGATATTCATCTGCAGCTTGTACGATCTTCTTCTGTACTGATGCAGCATGTGCCGGCAGGCGAATCATTCTTTTTCTTTTAAGTATATGCTGAGAAATGGCCTGCTTAATCCACCAAGTTGCGTAAGTAGAGAACTTAAAACCGCGTTTATAATCAAAGCGATCAATCGCTTTGAGTAAGCCTAAATTACCTTCTTGAATAAGATCTTCAAGAGGAATGTTGTGCCCCTTGTGCTTCTTGGCAATTGATATGACTAGTCGAAGATTACTTTCAATTAGCTTTTTCTTTGCTTTTTTTGCAGACGCAGAATCACCTTCGACATAATCTTTAAAAAGAGTTACGACTTCAGGATGTTTGAGTAGTGAAAAAGATTTTAAGTCTTTAAGATAATCTTGAATGATACTATCCATAAGCTACTTTCAATAATTTAGTTATTTTGATCTGCAGGAGCAGGCACCGCGTGTTGTTGTGTCTCCTCAGCGAGCTCGACGTAGCCGCTAAGTTTCAAATAGCTTGCATGAGCGCACCGACGCTTTTCTCTGATGCTAAGTTCGCGCTGTACGTAGCTGATAGAGTCTTCAACACTACGAGAATCATGATCTTCTCGGAGCGTCATGTCTCTCTCGCGCTGAAGAGAGTCGTGAAGACTTCGAAGCTCCTCATCGGGCGCGTAAGCTAAGCTGTCAGTGTTGAGTTGAAGTTTGTGGCTGTAAAAGTTGTTTTTCTTCTTGTTAGACATGTTTTTTTCTTTAATTAATTACTGTTTTTTGAGGCGTGAACCCCTATAGTTTTATAATTTCTCTACGCGTCAATTTGCATCCATCACAATCATCTCAAATCCTTTTGAGACTTCAGACATAAATCTCACAGATTCAAAGAAATCAAGACAGATAGTATCTTTCTGATCCTCCCTGAATGAAACCTTTAAGTATCCGCGAGATGAAACTGTGACATTAAATTCACCATTTGGTGAAGTGTAGACGTGACGCCAGCGTTCAAGTCGATCAACTAGAGAGATGATATTGTCTTTTTTCATTTGAGAAATTTTGAATAAACCTCGACAAACGGAATGTAATCTGCATCAAAGCCTGCGTGGCATAGCTCATCATACATCTTTTGTCCACCGGCCGGATTCATGGAATGAACTATGATTTTCAGTGCAAGCGGTTCGTCTACCCGATCGACCAGCCATCTTACGACGTCGAGCCCATTGAACTGCACTGCTTTGCCCCAACCATCAACCCTCATGTCAGGATCGCCAATTTCTTCACCCAAGTCGTGGTCAAGATGTACGATATCCCAACCGCCTAGCTTTAGATTCTTAATGCAGTCGCTGTAGCGGTAAGTGTGTGTTATGGGTGCGTATGCTCTATAATAATTGTCAAATGCTTGATGTCGCACAGCGTCATCATCTAATATTAAAATGTTCATCTTCTTGATTCCTTTAAATCTATGACGCCCCACTCATCGGGCGCAAGAGTGTATACGACTCGGGAGACACCCGCCATACGTAATTTGCTTTGACAACTTGAACATGGTCTTGCCATGGCCCACTCGCCATTTTTTCTAATTCGTGCCACCCAGACTTCAGAGCGGGGCGTAAGTTTGCGCGATAGACGCGCTTCAGCATGGTGGCTCAGAGCTACATCGCGTGATGCAACATTTCTTGAGGCAACAAGAACGCCATCATTTCTTAGGCCGACGCAACCAAGAAAGAAAGTCCTAATGTCATTGCCCCTCTCGTCATTTTGCAAAGCCGCGAGCGCTGCCACTCTCAGCATCTTTTTGTCGATAGACATACTGTATTAAGATTTATACAACAACGGGTCGCTGAGTTGCAAAAGAGATATTTATTAGTAATATGAATGATCATCTAAAAATCTCCGCACATGGTCTAGAACACATCACAAAATGGGAAGGATTGGTGCTTAAGCGTTACATCTGCCCGGCCGGCAAGCCCACAATCGGAGTGGGACACGTTATTCTCCCGGGTGAAAATTATCAAGAAATCACAAAAGAACAAGCACTGGTTATTCTCGCAAAAGACGTAGAGCGATTCGAAAGCGCTGTCAAGAAACACATAACTGTGCCCCTCAACCAGAACCAATTCGACGCGCTAGTTAGTTTCATCTTTAACACAGGCGAAGGAGGAATCGTCAACACGGGCGTGCAAAAGGCTGTTAATTCAAGAGATTTTGCTAGCGTTCCTGCGAAGTTAGAAGCGTGGTGCAAGTTTCGCGTCGGTGGTGTCATGAAGGTCAACAAAGGTCTGCTGAGCAGAAGAAAATCAGAATCTCAACTATTCATGAAGACAATCGACGCTGCTAAACCAAACAAGGATGACTCTGTAATATGGGATAAAAATTCGCTTAAAGAAGCACAAGAATATTTAAAAAAGATTTGTCTGTATGATAAGAGCATAGACGGCGTTTGGGGCCCGGGCACTTTAAGTGGTTTGACTCAGTTTGCAAGTCAAAATTGTCTTTCTTTGGGTGATGATCCTAAGACAAAAGTTCCACGTGAAGTGTTTGAACTCTTAAGGACAAAAGCTTCTTAAAGATCGAGGTACTTCTTCTTGATGACCTTGTGCAAGCCTGGATTGACTCGCAGGGCTTCAGGCACGATTCGATGCCTGATCAGGTTGCGCATGAACCGCAGATCACAGTTCGAACCGTCCTCGATCCATCTCAGGTTCTTCCTCTCGCACCAAGAAACAAACTCGGCTTTCGGTGTGATGAGGAACGGATGAACCACATTTCCACTTGTGTATGGAATCAATCGTGATTCACCATGTAGGGACGTGAAGATCCAGGTCTCAACTGCGTCATCTAGGTGATGGGCAGTGATGATAGGCTTGTCGAAGGTGGCGAAGAACTTATGCCGTTCGTTTCGCCAGTATTCTTCTTGCGATTCTTCGGGCAACTTTTCTCGAGTGATCTTTCCGATGCGAAGATTCAGGTTTCGTTCGGAAGCAAAACATTCTGCAAAAAACTGAGCTTCATCCGATGTCTTCGTGCCGTGATGGAAGAAAGCCAGGTCGACTTGTTTTTTACCATTCAATAGAAAGTCGACTACTGCGACGGAATCGACTCCACCTGAAAAAGCTACCGTACATTTATTAGGAATCTTTCCGAGAAAGCGGATCATGATATCCTCGTTTTTAGTGCAACGGGTGGGACTCGAACCCACAAGGGGATTTCTCCTTCAATTTATGAGATTGATGTCTGCCACCGATACGACTTCCGTTGCGTGTCTTATCTGTTGGTTTGTTTCCTTTCCACCAGATATTAGCAATACTAATCTAAGTCTTTAGTTCTTTACAAGCTAATTTTTCTTGTGTGATCTAAGTCTTAGAAGACGTATAGTTGTCTGCGGCCCACCCAGTTCCCTTCAAAGTGAAAGAAGTTCCCTTAGAAATGAGGCGATTGCAGGAGAATGTCTTGCAGTGCGGACACTCAGCACCCTTTTCGTCTTTAATTGATTGTTGAACTTCAAACTCTTTGTTGCAAACTAAGCAACCGTAGTCGTACGTTGGCATGGTTCACCTATACAGCGGGACAAGAAGCAGGAATTCTAAAAGGCAGCGTGAGCTTGCATCCTGTGTAGAGTGCAGTACCGGGTTGTCTGTCGAATTTAAGAGCACCCGTATGTGATACTAGCTTGGCAAGTTGTGGATCTTTTACGACATCAGAGAAGCGCTGCTCAGAGCCATTGATCCAACAGCGCTGAGAAACTAGCTGACACACTTGAGAGTAATCTGTGTGTAGGGCATCGTGGGCGATCGCGTTAGGCTGAATCACATTTGCAATCTTGCTTGCGATCTTCGATGCAGCAGGATACCCCTTAATTCCCTTGTATGTTGGGCCCGTGAAGTGCCAGCCGTAATTACACGCTCTTTTCGGATTAAGTTCAAGCTTCTTGTCTAAAATCCAGTGCTTGCCGGTAGTAGATGCAAGACCTATCTGTGAGGTCAACTGTTTTGTTACAGCATTAGAATGAGTAGTCATTGCGCTCACAGTAGATGAGATAGGCATTGGACACGGCCCAATTTTTCTAATGGCAGATAAGTACATCATGTCAGCTACCATCGCGGTGGGCAGAGATGCGTCGAAAAGATCAGCAATTTTTTGCTCAAGATTTGCAGACACATTGACTCGGACACCACCCACAAAGAGCGCGTCTTCCATTACGTGAAGTTTGACTTCTTTACCATCTACGTAGTGGGTGATCTCGGTCCACATCGCCTCAAAATTGCCTGCCAAGATCTGATCAAAGATGAAGATCTCTCTACTCTTTAGATTTTCTGGGAATTGGGTCGTTGTCATAGCAAGATAAGTGGGTTACTTCTGAGGGCTTCATCCTCAGTTTCACCTGCGCATATAATATATTAATTAAGTGTAGATATGAAGCATCCTGCGTCTTATTAGATGTTAATACATTTTTTAAGATAGATAGAATCTACAATGCCCATGCAAAAACTTGCATCTAAAATTGTCAATTTAAAATCCGCAGAATAAATAAAGATGCATGATTTTAACATTAGCAGCTGGTTTCTTCATTGTCTCAACTGCGTTTTTTATATTCATTGGAACGCTGAGCATTGATGGAACCATGAAAAAATCTAAAAAATAGAACACAAAAAACCACGTCTTAATTAAGAGAATTTAATAGATAGCTGCTAGACAATCTCGTCGACACAGCCCCATTTGAGCGCGTTTTTTGCGTCGATGTACCAGTCCTGCTTTCTCTTGTAGACCTTTTGTAATTTTTCTTTAGTGATCTTTGTGTTACCGAGTGTCATCTCTTCAATTTGTTTCTGAAGGCGCTTAGTTTCAATTAAATCCTCTTCCATCTCTGCAACTTTCCCCCAAACAGCCGAACTCACTTGGTGGTACATCATTGTGCCGTACTTATGAATTGATCGATGCGCGCCGTGAATTGCGATCATAAATCCACAAGACATGGCGCATCCTGTAACAACAGTATTGACTGGTGTTCCGTTTGACTTCATGATAGACAGCAGACCAAAACACTGATAGACTGCGCCACCATACGAGTCGATGTGTATAATGATGGGCTTCGGCTTATATTCTAAATCGTGTAACTTAAAATACCCTTCAAGATGCACGTCGTGCTCACGAATCTCCAAGATCGATTTTGATAGCACGTTCATTGTGTCTTGGTCGACTTGTTGCGCTAAAAATAAATTTCTAGGAATCGGTTTCTCAAGATTAGTCATGTAGTCTATTAAACGCTTTGAAGAAACAAAAGTACACTCAGTAAAATCAAATTAATCTTCTGAATCTTCGGGATCTTTCAAGGAGTCTAGTTCGATGATCAACGCGGTCATGAGTTTCATCAGTCGAGATTTTTCTTTAGCTTCCTTGCTGTTTTTTGAAGCAATTTTTCTCAATTGATTTATCTGAGCACTGATGATCTCAAGCTGCTCAACAAGTTCTTCTTTTCGGGATGACATACGTGCGTCTTCCGAGCTTTAAGTATGTCTAACACAGAGAGATTTAGTCCTAAAAAACATTAAAGATTTTTAAGATTATGTCTTTATTCAGAAAATAATTTGAAGGCAGCCTATCCAAATTTCTTTTAGCATCGTGCCGTCGCAGGACAAGAGGTTGCAGAGTTGATAGACATCATTAGATGAGACTCTAACTACAGTCATAATAATTTGTTCATCTAAATTTTAGGATAAAGAACTAAATCACCCACAGCGACCATGTCTTGATTATTACATATTTACATGAACTTGGAAAAGATATTTCAAAATTTGTTCGACGTGTTTCTCGAGTTATTATTTAAGATTTTTCTTGGACTTGCTCTAGCTTCTGCATTTATGCGGTGGCTGTACATCAAAGATTAATCTTTTCTGTAGCACCAACTTCATATTGTTTAGTGGGATCTTCTAGATCAGGATCGCAAACAATATCTACAGGTTCGTCTACACATTCGAGCGGTACGACAATGATAGTCTTGGTTTTATCAGGATTATCAACAACTATCTCTTGATAACCACAGTCATCTAAGCTCTGTTTCTCTTCTTGATGCGCGGGAGAAACTGAAGATTTATCTACAGATTTCTCATTGTCGTCTTGAAGCGGCACAGTGCCGAGTTGAGTTATGCAACCTGCTGCTGTAGCGACAAATAGTGTTGTTGATAATCCCTTTAATAGTCTCATGCTATTACTTATCAAACTGGCGTGCTTCTGTTGATTCTTTAAGCGCTAGAGTTGAAGAATTACCACCTGAGATTACTTTTGATACCTCGTCAAAGTAACCTGTTCCAACTTCACGTTGATGTTTTGTAGCAGTGTATCCAAACTGTTCAGAATCAAATTCCGCTTGTTGAAGCTCTGAATAAGCAGACATTCCATGATCTCTGTACTTTCTAGCTAGTTCGAACATTCCATGGTTAAGTGAATGGAATCCTGCTAATGTCACGAACTGGAATTTGTAGCCCATGGCTCCAAGTTCTCTTTGGAACTTTGCGATGGTTGCATCGTCAAGATTCTTCTTCCAATTGAAAGACGGCGAGCAATTGTATGCTAAAGGTTTACCTGGAAATTTTGCATGAATGCCTTCCGCGAAGACCCTTGCTTCTTCTAGGTCAGGTGTTGAAGTTTCCATCCAGAGCATGTCAGCGTAAGGAGCATATGCTAGACCTCTCGCAACGCATCTTTCCATTCCTGTCCTGCAGAGGTAATGGAACCCTTCGGGTGTACGTTTGCCTGCTTCGATGTAGTCATGATCGTATGGATCAACATCGCTTGTGATTAAATTTGCAGACTCTGCATCTGTTCGTGCAATGATCACGGTGGGAACATCCATGACATCAGCTGCTAAACGAGCTGCAGTAAGAGTCCGAATAAATTGTGATGTTGGAACGAGGACTTTTCCTCCGAGGTGACCGCACTTCTTTTCAGATGCTAGTTGATCTTCCCAATGTACTGCAGCTGCGCCGGCTTCAATCATAGCTTTCATTAATTCAAAAGCGTTCAAGGGTCCTCCGAATCCTGCTTCTGCATCTGCTACAATCGGAGCTAACCAGTGTTTATCGCTGTTCTTGTTTTCTGCGTGATCAATTTGTTCTGCTCTTAGCAGCGCACTATTGATTCTTTTTACGATGGATGGAACGCTGTTTGCGGGATATAAGCTTTGATCTGGGTATGTGTTTCCTGACAAGTTAGCATCAGCTGCGACTTGCCACCCAGAAAGATAGATCGCATCCAGTCCTGCTTTTACTTGTTGGACAGCCATAGCACCTGTTGATGCTCCTAGAGCGTGAACATAAGGCTTTTCATTTATCAATTTCCAAAGCCTTTCTGCGCCTAATCTTGCTAGGGTATGTTCTACCCTGGTTTTTCCGCGGAGGCGTGCAACGTCTTCGTTACTATACAACTTTTTGATTCCGGTAAATCTGTCTTTCATGTTGTTGAATACTATCGCATTAGTTTAAAAATTATAACATTGATAGAAAATAATTATGAAGCAAACTCACGCTGGTGTGAAGATCAATGAGCCTAACTTAACTCTTGGGTGATTGCTTGCACAGATAGACCTGAGCAATTGTGTCATAACATGTCAAGCGTTCTGAGCGCTGTCTTTCCAGCGCTGTCTTGTCCCTGTCGATTTGCTTAAACATTACTCTTTAACTTTTTGCTCGCGCGAATACTCTTAAAAATTCTAGAAGTTTTATTTACATCATCCACTCTAATCAGCCAGCGATGTGGTAACCAACCGACTTCTCCTGAGTTAAATAATAATTTACAGAATCCTGATGAATAAAAAGATTCTGGTGTTGAGATTATTCCGATGACCAATCCCACATCATTTCTGCAAAATTTAGGTCCGTCGCCGCAAAAAGATCCCTGTTGAGTCTCTGCAGCTCTTGAAAATGTATAGATAAAATCATTGTCAAAATCTCCCTTGACTAAGTCGCCAAGACAAAAATTAACACTAAAATCTTGTCTTCTTCTCTTCACTCGTCAAATTTTAAGATATCGCAGAGATTATTCATCACACTTCTATGAATTTCATCTATGATATGATCTTTTGTTGGGCTATCAGTGTACTTAAAAGCTCTTGAGTAGCCATAACTAATAGCATTCTCAACTGCAACATCAATGACACGATATGCATCGATCTTTACGGTAGCATCTACATTTAGTAATTCAGTTTGGTCCGTTGTCATTGTATCTTCTTAAACGAACATGCTTGAATTTTCTGCCAACACACGCGTATCTATCACAAAATCCCTTGACATAGGTGTGCATAGTTATACTAGGTCAGACTGATTCTATTTGAACTTCATCAGATGTATCGTCAGTAACCTTAGGTGCGAATAGTTCCATCTTAGAGAGTTCTTCTCTTGCAAGATTCATCATGTCTTCAAGCGAAGATTTTTCTTCCTCGACAAATCGCTTAAATGCTGTGAGAAGAGAAAGTTCAACGTCGACAACTCTGCAAAGCAATTCTTGTCTCTGCGTGTTTGTCTTCGTCTCTTCTTGTAATGTTTTTTCTTCTAAACTATCATTTGACATATAAAACCTCTTGAAAGTATTGTACATAGACTTTTTCACCTGTTCAATTAAAGTTTTTATTTCTTGTTAAAGTATAATTAAAGTTATGAACGACATGATCTTAAGCACACTTAGTGATATACGAACAATGGTGCAAAAAATTTTAGTAGAAAATAAAAATAAACACCCAAAACAGTATAAAGCACCTGAAGGTAGCAAACGGGATAAACAACTCGACATGACTAAAGCTGACCTTGAGAGTGGCGATCCCGAAAGAATACAAAGGGCTTATAATCGTCGCGAAAAAATGGAAAAAGGCGAAAGAGAAAAACCCGGGTGGGAAAATAAACCTCGATCTGATTCAAAATCAGCTAAGCGTGAATCGATAGAAGAAAATAACTTGTTGCCACTCATCGCCGAATTAATAAACGAAATACTACAAGAAGAATTAAGCGCAAAAACGAAAGCTACGTTAAAGAAAAAAGCGAAAAAGAGAGGTCTGACTCCGGGTTCTGTAGAATCAGAATACAAAAAAGGTTTAGCAGCTTGGGCATCGTCCGGATCAAGAAAAGGCATGTCGCAACACCAATGGGCGATGGCCCGTGTAAACTCTGCAAACCCGTCTAAGAGTTGGGCAGTCGTAAAGAAATCAAAAAGAAAAAAGAAGTGAAAACGAAAAAAATTCGCGAAGAAGTAGCGATCGTCTCGCCGGCTAGTAATGTTGTACTCGACAATTTAGTTAAATCGATGTATGATGCCGCAATGAAGTTACAAGAAATTCAATCGTCTTTTTCTACACCCGTATCGCGAGCCGCCGTACTTGGCATGTCCGCTGATATTTCTAAAATGTTAATGCGATTTAGAAAAATTACCAGCGCAATTAAAACAGGCGACGATAAAAGAATAGAAAAATCTATCGAAGAATCAAAACTACGTAATCTAATCGCTGAACTTATTGCTGAAGAATTAAATAAACGTTGATCGTTACGTCGCTTCGATTCACGAGTAACCGAGTTCCAAGGTCATGGCCTTGTGCCGCGACTATTTGACTACAACGACAAACTGTCGTTCTTTATGAGCCTCACGTAGAACCTTCGTCTACATCTTCTTCGTCAAGAATATCATCAGCTTTTTTCTTTGACATTTTTACAGGAAATTCTTTATCTCCTACTTTTACTTTCTTTTTTCCGTCTTTTGCAGCCTTCGCAATTTTCCAAGTAAATTCACTTTCTTCAATAGCTTCTCTTATCAAAGATCTTAGCTGTGAAATCTTGATTCTCATCATGTCGTTCCTTTGATGGGTAAGTATCTAGCTTTAGAAACAAAAAAGCCCCGGTAAAAAACCGAGGCCTGCTTAATTGAGCAATTTTATTGTGTCACTTACCGCCTGCGCCACCAGCTGTTGCAGTGCTGGCATCACCACCCTGGCCCGCGCTGCCTTGACCGGTCTGACCACCAGCTGTTGCAGTCGAACCACCCGTGCCTGGCGCGCCGCCTGAAGAAGCGGTCGAGCCACCTTGCCCCTGTGATCCACCAGCTGATGCGGTTGAAGCAGAAGTGCTGCCTTGCGTCTCTTCCTTCTTGTCCTCGCATGCGACAAGTGCGGCAGACAAACAAACGATTGTGAATAGATTCTTGTTCATACGTACCTTTCCTTAAAAGCCGATCGGCTAGAAGTCCCAGTATACTACAAAGACTCGCGAGATTATAAAAATTTATCGTCTAGGAAAATAACGATTGACAGCAACTATGTTACCTTCTTCTACACCGAGAAGATCCCAAATAATTTCTTTAGCCTTGTTGCCATCAAAATCCTTGCACGAGAACACATCCATTGAGAAACACTTGCGGATTGGCCAACAGTGGATGGACATGTGAGACGTGGAGATGACACACATTCCGGTGATTCCGCCCTCATCTTGGAAGACGTCTGACTGAAGCTTTGAAGGATCAAGATCGACTTCGAGAAAGTCCGGTCCCATGATGATCTTCATTTCTAGTTCTTCAGCAAGTTTTTCAAATGCATTCTTCAGAGATGGTCCATTGAAAACGCTTGGATCTTTGACGTAACCGTCCAGGATGATGTGAAGGCCTGCGCCGTGTTTCATTTTCTTCTTGGTTCTACCGCACTTAAGAATCTTAAGTATAACAGTTATTTTACGAATTTTAACATTATTGGGTCTTGAGCAATAAATATAGACATGTCAATTTCTGAAATCAATCTTCGAAAGATCATCAGAGAAGAATTCTTATGTGTCTCAGCACAGCTTAATAAGTCACCGACGGTCTCGAGCGGCGTGAGATGGCACTTGCAGGAAGGTGTTGCTTTTGACAAACCTGTCTACAGAGCTGGATCTGAGAAATACTTCTCTCTCATGAGAGAAGCTAGGGCGCTTTACACGCTCGGTTCATATGAACCCACTAGCGATTTTGAAAGAGATTTACTTGAATCTAACATCGGAGAATGGGCTTTGTATGAGGGTCAAATAGTGCCTCTCGACTTTCCCATGAAAGAAGAAGATAGTTTAAGCGAAGCGAAGTACCGTGGACGCGAGGTCCAACTAGGTAAACCCAAACGAAGCTCAGGTGGAAAAGCACACGTTTACGTTAGGGACCCAAAATCAGGAAATGTGAAAAAAGTTTCTTTTGGATCGTCAATGCCAGACGCTATGGGAGACTCCGACGCCGCTCGAAAAAGAAGAAAATCTTTTGGAAACAGGCACGACTGTGCTAATAAAAAAGACAGAACAAAACCTGGCTATTGGGCTTGTAGATCTACTAAGTTTTTTGGTAGAAATATACCGGGCTGGTGGTGATGCTTCCCTTTGATGAAAGGGAAGTTGACAAAAATATTAAGATTAGAACTTTTAAAGCTTCAGCACACACTGAAGAACTGATCTGGCACCGCGATGCAGAGGACCGATCTATTCGTGTACTGAAAGGTGATGGGTGGTATTTTCAAAGAGACAATGAACTACCCCTGCTGATGGTACCGGGTGAAACCTACATTATTAAAAAGTGCACGTGGCACAGAGTCATCAGAAAAAAAGAATGTAGTGAACTAGTGGTCGAAATAACTAGACTACCTTGACTTCTTCTTTTTCTTAGGCTTGCTCTTGCTCTCAGCGCGATCTTTCTTTTCCTCAACAGGCGTCTCTCTGGCTAATTCAGACGTAGTCAAGGACAGATTTTCACACGCAGGTGTGTACACTTCACCTCCTGCATTTTTAATGTGCTTGATAAAATCACCAAGTGCAGTACCAGAATGAATGGGAGACAACTCTTGATCGGCCCATGGGGATGCACTGAGCCATGGAACATTGCCTCGATTAATTGATTTTGCAGACCAACTTGATTTTTCTTCAAGCATGTCAGGCGTGATGTATGACGCTTCCCAGAAGACTTTTACGACAGTATGAGACTGCTTTTTCCCGTCTTTTGTCTCGTGAAACGTGTAAGGATCACCAGCGCTGAATTCATAGGGAGCATCATCCCAATCGTCACCCCGCTGATAAGCGATCGGACATGATGTAAACCAGGCAAAATTTCTCTTGACAAAGCAGAGCTTAAGATTTGGATCTAACATGTTGTTCATAATAGAAAGCGCCCCTTTATTTGTTTCAAATTAAACTCTTCCGTAGTTATCAGCCAATCTAATGACATCATCAAGCTCTGGTGTTGAGACCTCGAAGACGTCGACTTCACCGTGCAGTGCAGACATCCTGTGAATTAAACCCGGCTGTATGTGGTAAACGTCGCCTTCACCTAGCGTAAGAAAATTTCTATTTTCCTCACCACCAACCTCTAGTGTGAGCACGCCCTTCTTCACCATTATTGTTTCTTCTTTGACCTTATGATACTGCAGAGACAAAGAAAAACCATTCTCTATGTGCAAGACTTTGCCAACATAATTGTCAGTGTGCGCCCAGATTAGCTCATACCCCCAGGGTTTGTCTACTTTTTTCATGATGTCAATTATATCAAGAACGATCTTAAGTTAAAGCAGAAGCTGGATAACAGTCGCGCTCGACATTCTTTGGTCCAAGTTCAACGATCTGCCAAAGCGGAGAAATTGTGACGTGCTGTTCTTGAAGAGCGCTTAAGTGACGCTTAAGCTCAATTATATCTTTCCAAGTCTTACCTTTGTCTGACCATACAGCCTCAGAGTGAAATCCTCGCTTTAGATGACCACTTTTCTGATAGAGACCCGTGACCATATCACGAATTCTGTATTTAACTTTGATTTGAGATGTTGTCATAGTAGTTGTAGATGAATTTATGATTTAAAATTACAAAGACCCGCAGGTTTAATTTAGTTTTAATGAGACAGCGGCATTATTCAGAAATTTAAAATAGTTTAAATTTTAGTGAGACAACAAAATTTCTGCATAGTCTCTTTGATCAATCCAGGATTCCCAGATGCTGCCTTCATTTGTGAGAATCTTTACTTGATAGACAGGTCCGGGTTGTAAAGGCTTTGTAACATGTGAAGAATTATGTTCTATAGACAAGACAGTACCGATTATTACTTGCGGCTGGCTCTTAAATTGGAGTTTTATTTTTACCAAATCACCCGTTTTCACGCTATAATTTCCAAATTATTTTAGTCCATTAAGTTAAGTGCGTCGAGTATGTGCTGATAAATCTTTTGCTAACTATATATAGTCCTCACATACAAATAACAATATCTAGATGCTGAGACAGACATGTAATTATCATTTCATGTTTTATGAACTAACTGAAGATGCATGTCGAGGCGATCTAAAATTTTGTTGTCGCTCGTCATTATCTTATAAGAATCGCTTTCTGGTCTGTAATCAACAATCACACCGATGCCCTTGTGAAATTCCCAACCGACTCCGGAAGGATGTCTGGACACGTATTCAAAATGAACTAAATCACCCTTCTTCATTCGACGCCCGCGCTAACTGGTCATAATCTAAAATAGGACTCTCGAAGGCTAGAAGCTGCTTAGAAAAATCTTGTTTTAATTCTTCAGGGGTTTCACCTGATGGATTAATTGGATTTTCTGTCCACCCTTTTATAGTGCCATCTAATCGATAATAAACTTCGTGAATCTCGTAAAATGCGTGCCCCGCACAAGTTTTTCGAAAAACCCTATAATTCCAACTCATGTCACAGCTCCGCATCACAGCTTGTCATAGGCGCACAATGTCAGCGTCGTTACACCACCACATGCCAGAATCATACAACACTTTCACTCTTCCTGCATTCTTTTGATCGATCTCCACGACTATCGCGGTTTCTCCCCTGCGAAATGACCGCCAATCGTCGGGAGAAAAAACCAGCTTTTTTACATTAGTACTTTTCTCTAGCGAATCACTCAAAAGATTGATAGCAACTCTGTCGGGCCGCAGCGCGACCATATCGCCTGGTTTCATAACGGATTTTCTTCCTTGTACAACATTACTCTATCAACCTTTCCTTGTTCATCGAGAACGTCACCACGGATCCAATATTCGTACTCCTCTAGTTTTCTTAGAAGAATGCCGCGATGTTTTGGACCGTCAAAATAAGCATGTCCCCTAGCACTCGTCCAGGTGATCATGTCACCCACATTTATCTTGTCGATCCTATTATTCTTCACGGTGCCTCGCTCAGAAGCGCTATGTACTCTTCTGTTTCTTCAACAACGAGACCATCATCGCAGAGGACCGACCACCACTTATTAGGACTTTTATAGTGAATTCTCTCTAAGAGGATTCCTTTCACAGCCCTGAATGGCTTGAATGGTGACATATTCCTTAAACCATCGGGAGCTTTTCCCACGACAAGGTCCCCTGGTTTCACTGAATCTTCTCCAGGTGTTCTGAAGAGACCCAACCCGACTCGTTGGTCCTGAAGCACATCACGCGACAGTACTGGTGCTTGCTAGGATGAGTTAGGTTGTGGACGTCAATTACCAATAAGATGTCCTGCTGCATCACATGAGACGAGACGCGTACCTCACCACCCCAGTCTAACACGCCGCCGTCCTGATCATAGAGCGGGTGCGAGCTCCACAGGGCAACGAGGTCGGATACGAAGTCTCTCTTCTTCTCTACGACCTTCGCGAGGTTTCCTCTACGAAATCGTTTTGGTTGGCCCTTCTTCAGGCGAGGCTTTCTCACTATATCAGTATATACCATCTTTGCCAAGCATTGCACCGCAATGTGATCACCCTCCCTTGATCTCCTCTAAGAACTCCGCATAAGTCCATCCTGTAACTCCGCCCACCGAGATTCGTACGCCTGCAATTCGCCAGTGGGTATCAATAAAATCAAGCACTAATCCCACATCGCTGAACGACATTTCTCCGACTTCGTTGATGATGGAGTTCGAGCCCCATGTCGAGTATAGATCCACCGGGAAGTCGATGTCCGACCTGAGCCTCACGAGGTCCCCGGGTTTCATAGGTGTTGCACGGAAGGTAACCCCCGGTTACTCTTTGTGTGGATCAACCCATCTTATTAAGTTGATAGGGGGCTTTCCGTTGTTTCTTTGGTTTTCCTGCGGATAAGCCTTTTAGTTCCCCGCGGAGTTTCTCGAATTGTTCATTTGGGAGCGTGGTGTAGCCCATCTCATCAACCTCAGTGTGAGGAAGGTATTTTTGAGGAACGCTATCCATATAGAGAATCTGGCCGGAATCGCGGTTCACAACACCGCCATCCTTTAGGGGTGATGAGCTCGATTCGGTAAGGTTCTTCTCCACTTCTTCACGGATGATTTTACGTAGTTGTGAAACTGTGATCTTCATGATTGGTAAATATATCTCCGCCTGGAAAGAATCACTTGTTCTTCTCTATTTTCTGGATAACCTCCATAAAATTATCCGTGCCGTGATCACCTGCATATAGGTAAT